TAATTTATTTTATTTCCAAAAAAAAAACATATTTGATTTTTTGAATAATGATAAATTAACAAAATTATCAGATAAATTTGTTAACTTATTATTAGAGATTTATTTAATAATTTATAATTTCGAAATATGTCTATAATAAAAATATTTGTTCAAATAAAACACATGAATAAGTCAAAAAAAATTTGAAAAAAATAAATTAGATTTTGATATATGTATTATGTATTAATAATAAGAATATTCATGTATAGAATCTCGCCAGTTCCAAAAATTATTTACTTAGATGATGAAATAAGTGTATTGGATATGCTTTGTGATGACTTAACAAATATAATACTGGAATATTTTTACGAATGTAAATCATGTAATCATCATTTTGATGAAGAGTTAATTGAAAAATGTAAATGTGCATCGTGGTGTAATTACTGTTCAAAATTATATATTATATCAGGTTTTTGTAATTCTTGTAAAGATAAAAACGAAACTATTAACATGAACAGAAAATATATAAGATGTCATCATAATTCATGTGATAAAAATGCCATTTTTGGAAATGAACTATATCCATTTTATTGTTATAAACATTCATCAGATAAACTACTTATTTCTTATTATTTTAAGTGTATGATTAAAGATTGTATTAATATTGGCCAATATGTAGATGCTGAGTATGATCCTATTTGTTCTTATCATGAAAATAGTGACTGTACTCTGATGTATAAAGAAGGAGATGAATATATTAGTGAAGTTCGAAAATTTAAATGTCATAATTGCAAGAAAAATATTTTGATCAAATATAAGTGCAATTGTGGGATTATTAGATGTACAAAATGTATTATGTTAAATAGTTTTATATTTAAATATAATGGGAAAACCATATTAGCATGTAATGAATGTATATATAAATTTAATATAAAAAAAGAATCCTGTAATAGTATAAATTTTTACACAAACTGTGATGTTAATAATTGTACCAAAAAAGGTTGTTATTATAATCCGATGGATTCAAATTATTTTTGTGATTTTCATTTTCACAAAGAATTTTGTGTCTCTTTAGAAAAAAAATGCAAATACCAAAATTGTCTAGCAATTTGTACTGTAAAATCTAAATATTGTCATTTTCATCATTCGGAATCAATTAAATATAATTTTAGTTCAAAATTTTTTTAATAATTAGTTATATTCAAAAATATTTATTTTTAAAAACTATGAATTAATCTTTTATATCTTAGATCAATATCATAGATAGATCTCCCCCCTAATTTAACAATTGTTGGTAATACATTTTTAACAGCAATACTATCAATATTGGATAACATGTCGTATAGAGTTTCATGATTATCAAAACAATGAATGGCATTTAAATCAAGGCCATAGGAGAAAAATAATTTGACAAGACTAGCATTAAGATTTGGTTCTTCAATAGAATGACAAACTAAAAATGTGTTACAATTATTAACAAAACAATTTTTAGGAGAAGAAAATGTTTTATTCAAGTCAAAATTATATTTGTTTAATAAAGTCTTGCAAAGATCGTATGTTCTGTCAAGATCTCTTGAATTGTCTAGAATTAATTTGAATAAAGTTGTTCTTTTTTTATAAAAAACATCAACGATACCAGTTGATTTATATAATTTGTTAATCGAATCAATAATTTCATCATTGGGAAAATCATTTTCTATGAAATAAACAGTTTTATCAATATAAGAACCATATTTATTATAAAATTCTAAATAATCATTATTATCACTAAGATATCCATGATCAAAAAAATCATCCATAGTCTCTATTTCTAATCTGATTGAATGTTCAAAATCAAAAAATGTTAGTTTATGCCAAAATTTACTGCTTTTAGTATCATCAAAATCATGAATTGATTTTTTTTCCGATTTAATATTTCTATTATCAAGATTTAATGTTGACTCATTTTCTAATCCTATATTCCTATTATTAAAATTAGAAAGATGTTTACATAAAAGACTACCCATTAAATATAATTCAAACATATTAAATATTTTTGTAAAACGTTTATTAATCAATTTTTTGATATAACAAAAAAAATTGACAAAAAAAAATAATTCAGTAAAAGTATATCAAATATTGTAATATCAATGTATAAAATCTCAAAAGTTCCAAAAATCACTTATTTAAATGATGAAATTAAAATATTATCAAATTTAATCTACCATGATCTGACAAATATAATACTTGAATATTTTTACAAATGTCATGCATGTAATTATTATTTTGATGAAAATTCAATTGAAAAATGTAAGTGTAGGACATGGTGCAATTATTGTTCACAATTATATACAATATTAAATTTTTGTAATAATTGTAAAGGAGAAAATAATAATGATGATTTTGAAAGATTTATAAAATGTTATAATAAATTATGCGAAAATGATGCTATATATGGAAATGAATTATATCCATTTTATTGTCATAAACATTTATCAGACAAATTATTGATATCATATTATTTTAGTTGTGAAATCGAAAACTGCACTAATACAGCACACTATCTTAATGATCAACTAATTTCTCTATGTTACGAACATAAAGATGATAAATGTAATTTCTTTTACAAAGAGGGATATGGATACACAGATGAAACTTCTGAAATGAAATGTTATAATTGTAAAAATAATATTGTGGTTAAATATGTGTGTAATTGTGGAATTATTAGATGTTCAAAATGTACTATGAGTAATAATTTTTTATTAAAAGATCAAAAAATATTGGCATGTAATAAATGCATATGTAATTTTGATACAAATAGAGACCAATGTAGTAATATCACACTAGATGAATTATGTGAAGTTAATGATTGTGAAGATTATCCTAGTTATTACGATCCGATATATATTGCTTATTTTTGTGATTATCATCATTCTCCCAAAAATTGTGTTAAAATGACAAAAAGATGTAAATATAAAAATTGTTTGGCAATTTGTTATCTAGAAACTGAATATTGTCATTATCATCATTTAGAATTAATAAAATATAACACATCATAATAATATTTTTTTTATTTGTAACAAATTCACACAAAAATAATTTGAATTTTAAAAAAATTAAAAAATATAATTTGGTCAAAATTTCAAGTAATTTGTAAAATTATCACGAATTATATAGTGATAAAATTTGAAAATTATCATGTGATAATTCTAGTATGAGAAATACTATAAATATTGTTTTTTTATAAAAAAATTCTATTATTTTTTATTATTTGGCCTTTTGTATCTAAGATCAATATCATAAATAGATTTTCCGCCAAAATTTAAAATTATTTGTTGTAGATCATTATTTTTTTTATATTTAGATAACATATCATATAAAGTTTTATGATCATCACTTGAAATAGCATTTAAATCGGCACCATATGAAAGAAATAGTTTGATAAGATCATAATTTAAATTGGGTGAATCTGTCTCAGAAATATGACAAATTAAAAATGTATCACAATTATTAATAAAACGATGTTCTGTGTAAGAAAAGGTCTTATTTAAATCAAATTTATATTTGTCTAATAAAATTTTACAAAGATCATACGTTTTATTAGTATCTCTGGAATTATTTAAAATTAACGTAAATAAAGTTTCCAATTTTTTGTAAAATATGTCAACAGTTCCGGCCGATTTATGTAATTCATCAATTAATTTAATTATTTTATCATTTGGAAAATTATTCTCTATGGAAAAAACTATAGCAGCTATTTGAGAAGTGTATTTGTTATAATAATCATAATAATACTTGTAAAAATCATAATAACAGTTAATAGATTCGTCCCTTAATTTAACATCATTAATATTGGATTTTGAATCCACAACAATTTCTAATTTGACATCTTTATCATATTTATTATTAGAATAGAAACGTTGTTTACATAAAAAGGCACCCATTAAATAAGTGAATGTATTTTAGATATTATAATATGTTTTATTTTCAATTTTTTAATAAGATTAAAAAATTGATAACTATTTAATATTCTTGTTATTTATTAAATATTTAGTATATAATGTCCATGTACAAAATTTCACAAGTTCCAAAAATTGAAAACTTGAGTGGCGAAATTAATGTATTATCTGATATAATAATTAAAGATCTTATAAATTATACTAAAATATTTTTACAAATGTCATGGATGTAAATATTATTTTGACAAAAGTCTAATAAAAAAATGTGTAATCATTGCTCAAAATTATATGTGGTAAATGATTTTTGTATTTTTTGTGGAAATCTAACTAAAGATAAATATCACAAAATTAAAAGAGAATATATTAAATGCCATAAAGATTCTTGCGACAATAAGGCAATTTATGGAAATTACTTATACCCATTTTGTTGTCGAGAACACTCAGTGGACAAATTAGTGTCATATTATTTCACATGTGATATTAAAAATTTTATTAATATAGCTCAATATATGGATAATAAATTTAAGCCATATGTTATAAACATAAAGATAATAATAGTAAATTAATTTTTTATGAAGTGATAAATAGAGAACAATACCTTAACATTTAGATGTCATAATTGTTCTTGTGAAAAAGTTTTAAAAAATATGTGTGTAATTGTGGCATTATCAGATGTAAAAAATGTGCAGCAAGTAACAATTTTTCTTTTGGAACACATGAAAAAGAAAATATTAATATGTAATAAATGTCTTGATAATTTTCATAAATCAAATATGATTGTTACACGTATTAAATCAGAATTATATTGCGGAAAAAGTAATTGTAATAGAGAAGTTAAACATTGTTATAATAAACCTTTTCCAAAATATTATTGTGATTTTTATCGGACATGGTTTAGTTTTCCAATAACAGATGTATGTATAATTTTTGTTTTGCAAAATCCATATTTTAATATAATTTTTGTTCTTATCATATTAAAAAAACAAAAAAATTAATGTTTTTATTTAATTTTTAAAAATAATTTAGAATTTGCAAACACTGTTTTTATCTAATATTAATATCAAAACAGATTTTCCACCTAATTTAATAATTATCTGTAATGTTTATTATCAACTTTTTTTATTTTTTGATAGGATATCAGAGTTTGGTGTTTATCATATAAAAATGACATTTAGATCAGCAGAGTACGGAAAAAATAATATGATGATATCAGGATTTGAATTTATTGGTTTTTCCGAATAAAGATGATTAATTAAAAAAGTATCGCAATTATTAACAAATTGATAATCTGGATAGGGATAAATTTTATTTAAATCAAATTTTTATTTTTTTAATAAAATTTTACAAAGATCATATTTTTTATTAATATCTTTTGAATTATACAAAATTAATTCAAATAATGGTTTTCTTTTTTTATAAAATATATCAACAGTATCTGCTAATTTATATAATTCGTTAATTGAATTAATGATTTCATCATTTGTAAAGTTATTTTCTATGTAAAAAATAATTTTATCCAATTGAAATTTATATTTATTTTAAAAAATAGTGTAATGACTATTATTATCATAATTATAATCATCGCAAAAATAATCCGCTTACGTTATATTCTAATTTAATATAATCTTCTAATTTATTATTATTAAAATTTGATCTACAAAAATAACTACTCATTGCAATAAATAAATAAAATATTGAGTTTTTAGAATATTTGATAATCAATTTTTCTGATTATTAAATATTTTTCAAATTATTTTTCATAAATCAAAATATTCATTTTTGTCATAATATTCATCAGTATCAAATAGTAATCTAATATTTGGATAATATATTTTGATCAATAATTTTTTTGAACTAAAAATATTTGAAATTAATATTAATTTTATTTTTTGAAATAAATTTATTTCTATTTTTTTATTTAAGATATTATTTGTCAAAATTAATTTATTATTCTTATTTTCAACAGATATTAAATGTTTCAGTTCATTAGAATACAAATTAGTTGTCAAATCAATATTCGTAATTTTATTATTAATATGTATATTAATTTTATTTTCGTCAAAACCAATAACATAACCATATGTGTCATATGAATCATTAAATTTTTCGTGTATTAAATACGTTAAATCCAATTGATTTGATAATTTTTCACAATAATTATTTAATGTGTGAATATTATTTAGTTGATCTATATTAATATTATACTTATTTTGAATATTTTCCAATATATCATTTGTCATTCTATGATTAATTATGTCAGCGTATCTTCTAATTGGTGATGTAAAATGCGTGTATAATTTTATATCAAGTCCCATATGAGTTGATTTTTCAGAAACACCAATAGAATAAGATGCTTTTGACATCAATAAATTATTAGCTTTTTTATATAATAATATTTTTTTCGTGTCTTTAATATCTTTATCGTAAATGTATTTATTGTCAGAATCATTTTGACATCTCAACAAAACATTTGTTGGATTATGTTTAGAAATATATTCTGCAATTAGTGAATTTGCTAAAATCATATAAGCTTCAACCATCATATGCGTATCAAAATTAAGTAAATTGTTAGTTTTAAATATTTTTTTATATAATAATTCTCCTGTTTCAAACATTAATTTTAAATCTGTTTCCACTAAATTTTCGGCTTCTGTATATGATAAATTTTTTTTAACTAATATTTTCGTATGTCTAATTTTAAAATCGATAATATCAATGGTATCATTTGTATTAATTATTAAACTAAATGCATTTTTTTCTACTCCATTTGTTAAAGAAAAAAATTCGACTAATTTATTTGGTAACATATTAATTTGTTGATTTTTTAAATAAATTGATTCACATCTTTTCGATAATTCTTTGTCTAAATCAGAATTTCTTGGTATGAATGATGATACATCGGCAATATGTATACCTATTTCTATTTTTTTATTTGGTAATTTTTTAACATGAATAGCATCATCAATATCTTTACAATTTTCAGGATCAATAGAGTATATTGAGTAACAATCAATTTTGTTTCTTTCTAATATTAAATCTTTAAGTTCATAATTTTTGAATTTTTTGTCATTACACCATTTGTGTTTACAAATATATATCAAATATTTTTCATCGTTCTCTTTATTACCAACATCTCCTAAAAATTCCTCAATTGTACCATATCCTATGTCATCCTTTTGGTTTCCTTCGAAAGACGCTATTGCATAAACATTTCGCGTTTGATATTCCTTTTTGCATTTAACATATAAAAATTCATAATCTTTGTATTTTTTGTATGGAAAAAATTTTTTTATATAAAATCCCTTTTTCGTTTTCCCAAATAAAGTTTGAGAGTTTAATTGAACAATACCACAGATAGTGAATTTCTCAGTCATTTATAATAAGTATATTAGTAATAATATATTAAACATTATGATTAATTATTTAAATATCAATTTTATTATCCATCATATGTATATATTAAAAATACACATTCTTCTTTAATTTTATTCATTATAGCTGTGTCTTTTATATTTACTTGTTTTAATGATGGTATTATCAAGTCATCAAATATAAGCCATTTATTATCACTCCCAAAAATTATTGAATAATAATGTCCTGTTCTTATCGTTTCTCCTTTATGACATATTATTGAATGTATTTTCCATTTGATTCCTTTATTTTCTCCAGTATTGTGTAATTTTATTTTTTTTTTAATATCTATTTTTATTTTATTTTTTTTAGATTCAATTGAACTAAATCTATTTATTGATATTGCAACAAATAAAGGAACATTCATAACTTTATAGATATTTAGTGCTTTCACATATTTAATTTCCTTTTCTCCAAAATCATTAATAATTTCTCTTTTTATATCGACAATATTATGATTTAGCCAATTATTTAAAAGTTCTTTTACGGATAATTCATCTTTTTTATTATCTTCTTTTTTTTTTAATATATTATTGTCTTTTGTGTTGGTTAAATTATCTTGAGTTGGTATTGTTAAATTTATAAAAGGAATTTTTTCTATACGACCGGTATCATTTTCATTTGATAATGCTTCTGTAATTGTATGTCTTTGAATTTCAATAGGATAAATATTCATGGCATCAATTATGAAAGTATAAAATTCATTAACATCTTGTTGATTAATAATTTCATTAATATTTTCATTTTTCCATCCACATATATTACAATAATTTCTAATTTCATTCATAATTTCTGCAGAAACACTTATATTTTTTCTAACATTATCAACAAATTTTATTTTAATTATATCTTGTAAATAAAAATAACATGCACTTTTTGGATCACAATTTAAAATATTATCTAGATAGGATGGTTTATAAAATAAGCTCATTAATAAAGAGCTAATGTAACATGTATTATATCCATTTTCAACAATAAATAAAAATTTATTATTATTGTTATTATTTGTTGCCATA